GGAAGCCTGGGTCTATATAGACGAGATCACCGGCTTTGATGATCCAGATTGTATTTTTAGTGGAGGAGGGAGTTCTACAAATCAAAATTGGGCATTACTTATAGAGAAGTTTGTTGATGGCACTATGGACTTCAGGTGGTATAATAAAAATAATAATGACCACGATTCTTCCGATGGAACGACAATTGCTAATGTTTCCACTTCCACCTACGTGGGATCTTGGCATCATGTAGCTTACGCTAAGAGTAGCGAAACGGGTGATCAAACATTATATCTAGACGGCTCTGCTCAAGGTACTGTAATAAGAGATAATGAGATCCTTAACCCAGACGATTTTTATGTGGGGTATCAACCTTACCAAGCTTACGATTTTGACGGTATAATAGACGACATTAGGATCTCCAAGAGTACCCGTCGCACTGCAAACTTTACGCCTGAGACTACTCAACTACCTGTTACAGGTGATACGACACAGATATTACCTCCACCAGCTGACAAGAAAGGAGAGATTGCGTTGGGATCCACTCCAGTATGGAAAGGCTCCTCTGGTTTAACTGTGACTCAGGAAAGTAGCGGTACGTACAGATTAACCTTTGCGACCGCTTACAGCAATAACTCTGACTATTTTGTCATAGCTCAGGGCATGGATCATAGCGCCAGCGCATCATCTTATATCCGAGTTGCTAGATCCACAGCACATGTGGATATAATAGTTAAAAACCAAGCTAATGATAATGCTGTGAATACGGGTGCTGTTGGCATTCAGATCATCAACCACAACTAATTTACTACTTACAGAACTACCAGATACATTACTATTTATGAATCGCTATGACTAATTCTATTCCAAGAAAGATCTCACAACTTAACAGCTTATCAGACCTTGCTGATAGCGATATTATACCGGTCGTAGATAGTAGCGCAACCACTTCTAGTGCTTCTGGAGAAACTAAGAGAGTATTTTTCTCAGTCCTAAAGAGCGGGGTTCTTGCAGGACTTAACACAAGTAATTGGGACTCTGCTTATAGCTGGGGAGATCATTCCAGTGCAGGATATCTTACAAATTCTTTTGCAGAAACAGATCCAGTCTTTACTGCTTCCGCTGCATTCAATGTAACAGCCTCTAAAATCTCTAACTGGGACTCTGCCTATAGTTGGGGAGACCACTCTCAGGCTGGGTATCTTACAAACGCAAACGAGACTGATCCAGTGTTCACCGCTTCCGCGGCGGGTGGCATTGTTTCACAAGACCTTTCCAATTGGAATAGCGCCTATGGGTGGGGTAACCATGCTAGCGCAGGTTACATCACTTCGTTTGCAGAAACAGATCCAGTCTTCACTGCTTCTGCTGCTGCAGGAGTAACTGCTTCGCTATTTTCTAATTGGAACACGGCTTATGGGTGGGGAGATCATAGCGGAGCGGGCTACCTAGCGAATCTCTCGTCGTCCTCTGTTAACGACCTTAGCGATATCTTTGTTAGTGGCCCAACAACAAACCAGATATTGCAATATAACGGAACAAACTGGGTCAATGTTGACTCAGCCGCTTTAACTTCCTATACAGAAGTAGATACTCTTGCTAGCGTTACTGCTAGAGGAGCCTCTACATCTACAGCTTGTACGTTCCAAAACTTAACTGTAAGCGGAGATTTAAATGTTGTTGGTACAACTACACAGAGTAATGTAGCCACATTAAACGTAACTAACAACGAGATTGTTATTAACGAGAATCAGGCATCTGGAGCACTAAATGCTGTTATAAGGAACGAAAGAGGAACTGACGCTGATGTAAGTATCATTTGGAACGAAGTTAATGACACTTGGCAGTTCACCAACGACGGAAGCAACTATAAAAACATTCCTACAAAAACATCGGAGTTAACAAATGATGCTAATTTCTTAGCGTCTGTTGGTTCAGTAGGTAGCCATACTGACGTCACTATCACCGGCCCTTCTAGCGATCAGATCCTAGTCTACAACGGAAGTAACTGGGTAAACACAGATCAGACAAATGACGCTCAGATCTTAATTCAAAACACAGCTCCCGCCGGAGCAGAAGCGGGGGATCTATGGTGGAAACAAGACGACGCAACGTTAAAGATATATTATAACTCTGCATGGGTTAATGCCTCGCCCACAGGAGGCGACCCCTTTGAAGATGTATATGGAAGCGTGGCGCTATTCCCTGGATCAAACGTAAACGAAGGAAGGTTTGCTTACTCTGAGGCAACAAAAGCAATGTACTACTCTAACGCTTCTAGTTGGACTAGTCAACGACTCGTTACCACGAATAGCTCTACTACGTCTGACTTTGCGACTCTACTAGCAAACACTCAATTAACGTACGCCATTGGAGCTAATAACTACGTCTCTGGAAATGCATCTTATAATGCAGCAAGAAAAACTATAGTATTAGGCGACTCTTTAGGTAACACGACAGAAGTTATCTTAACGGCGGGATCAGGACTCTCTGTAGTAAAGTCTAACAACGAGATCACCTTCACAAACGATGTAGCAGATTCTACATACTCCATCTCTGCAGAAGAAGCTACAGGGGCATCAAACTCAGCTCTTAGGCTTACTGATAACGCCGATAACACAGACGAGATTGTATTTGCCGGTGCTGACGGACTAATCGTGGAGAGGACTGATGCTAATACACTTACATTTAGAGCTCCGTCTGGTAGTAGTGGATCTTTTACAACAGAAGATGCACAAGACGCCGTGGCTGCGATGTTTGCTAATGGCAGTCACACAAACATTTCCTTTAACTACAACGACGCTAATAACTCTATTAACGCTGTTGCTGTAGCCGGAGGAGGAAGCGCCGGTACCACCTACGATTTGTTAGGAACAAATACAACTAGCAATAATGCAATAATTAGGTTGCGAGATGCGGCTAATAACGACGATGACATCGAGATAGCTGGAGGAGGAGATACCTCAGTGAGCTGGGACGGAGCTAATAGTAAGATCACTATTAGTAGCACGACCCCTGTCCAATCTGATTGGAACGCTTCATCTGGCTTAGAGCAGATACTTAATAAGCCCACCATCCCACCTGAATATACTCTGCCTACCGCAGCATCGGGAACCCTTGGAGGTATTAAAGTCGGAGCCAACCTAAGCATTGATGGCAACGGAGTCCTTAGTGCTAACGCAGGAGCATATACGCTACCTACCGCAGCATCGGGAACCCTTGGAGGTATTAAAGTTGGTTCCGGTTTATCAATCGATGGCAGTGGGGTCCTGACCGCTACAGGAGGCTCATCTGTACCTCAGATTCAGGATCTCTCTGGTACTACGGCCTCTATTGCAGACGATGCTTCTGCAGAACTAAATATCACTGGCTATAAGGCATATTCGTTGTTCAAGATCACTACAGATGCCGAAGCGTGGGTTAAAGTATATGTAGATGACGCTTCAAGAGATGCCGATACTACAAGAAGTGAGGGAGAAGATCCCGCACCTGGCAGCGGCGTTATCTCTGAAGTAAGAACCACAGGTGCAGAGTCTATCTTGATCTCCCCTGGTATAATGGGATTCAATAACGATAATCCCCGGACAAACACTATTTACCTAACAGTCACTAATAGAAGTGGCTCAGCAACCACAGTTACAGTAACCCTTACCGCACTACAGATAGGAGAATAATAAAAATGGCAATTTTAAAGTCAATCGTTGATGTTAATAATGGCAACACCGGCTGGACTAAATCAGATGTACTAGACTCATTAGAGACTGTGTTTGCTAACCTTGGCTGGAATAACGGAACCGCAGCCACCGGAGTCCCCTGTATTGTGAAAGCCCCTGATGGAGCTTTTGCGTCATCATCGGGATACCAGTGGAGAGAAGGGTATAATAGGAGGGTGGCCGGCTTTGAACACTGCGGTGGCGTTTATGCTCCTTCTACAGCATACAAGGTGAGATATTTTAATCTATCAAATAACACTACTGCATCCTATAGAGTGCTAGAAGAGTGGAGGATCGACGGATCATCTTCTAGTACAATTGACTCTGCCAATAACACTATAACAGAACCTAGACACGGTCTTATCACAGGAGACGCTGTACGCTATGCTGCTGGCGTTACATCTGGTGACAACGCTAAGACTATTAATGGACTAACAATAGACACAGCTTATTATGTGATCAGGATAGATGATAATGTTTTCAAATTAGCAGCCACCTCTACTAACGCCACAAACGGGGTTGCTATTAATATCTCACCAGCCACTACAACTGGATATTATTTAGAGAGAAATTCAGACGCAGCGTATGATAATTACACTATCCGTGTAAAACGGGGCGATGAGATTAAGCTTGATAGCTCTGGTGCTTCAGGTGGCGGCGGAGCATTATATCTCTTGAGGAATAGCGACTCTTATGATGCAACTAAGCTCTTAACAAGAACAGATACTAGTTACTCTATTGATCCTACAGGCCAAGGCACTACAGACATAGAATGGGACACGCGGGCGTATCGACAGACCGAAGATGAAGCGCTTAATCCTCTAAGAGCTATTGGTGCGGGTCCTGGGACTTCCCTCGACGACGAAGGTATTGTTAAATACACGTATGCTAATGACACTAACTCTTCTATGAAAGGAGAGATTGTTATCGAGCCGTTTATATCTAATAAAGTTGGGGGTTGGATGAACCCGTACTGGAAGTACACAGTACCCGCGAGCGGAAGTAGATCTGAACTAAAGCTTCGGGTGTACAGAGGAAATCAAGTATGGCATACCGCACATATTGTAAATATAGAAATAGTTAGTGTGGGATCGGGTTGGAGTAACGAAGACGTATTCACTATACCCGGAGAAGAGATCGGTGGCGTTGCAACTACAAACGATGTGGTCTTTGGTGTAAATACCGATGAGAGCTCAAGTAATGCCTATGACGGCAAGCCCTCTATAATGGTGACAAACTTTGGAGCAGGTTCTAATTTCTATCAGAAAAATTCTAGTGGAAATTATGGTCTAGCCAAAGTGACCCATGATGCCGGTAAAGCTTTTGGTACAACTTTCTATGGAATTGGTCTAGATCAAAACAATTCTTATCGATTAGTTATCACGAGCGGAAGTAACTTTGATTGGTTAAACCGGGCGGGTATAAATACAGACTCAAAAGCAGAAACTGCCGATAATGGCGTTTACTATGGTGAAGCAGGATTAGATTATCAAAGCTCTTATAGTTCTATACAAAAAACTTATACTACCAGTTTTGGTGGGAGTTTGGAATATGCCACTAACTCGACACCTACTGCTTACCCGCTCCAAATCAGAGTCTATAGAGCACAAGCTCCACAAGATCCTAACTTTGTAGTTATTCAATTCTGCCAGATAATTAACTCTATTGTTCAGCAGTTCGGAACATTTAGCTTAGCCAAAGGATCGTCTTTTGGTTCTGGTGTATATGACTTAGACTATGTCTTCCAAGATTCTATATTAAAAATAGAAGATGGTGGGGCCAGGTCAATTAAATTTAAGTACACCGACACCGGTTATTCATATTATAGCGGGTCCACGGTTGCAGAACCCGCCTCCACAAACACAAAGGCTAGAGGCGCCTCCTACGGATACCTCAGGAATGCCAGCAGCTCAGCATATGCAGGAAAAGAATCTTTATTTAGTTCTAACATCGATACGCAAAATGATACTAGCTCAACGGACACCATAACATACTATAGAAACAGCACTTACGATGCCTACAACGGAAAGTCTGTAAGTTCTTCTGCAAACTATTATAAGCCAATCAAGGGTATCCCAGTTTGTATGAACCTCCTCCCAGTTCCTTACTACTTACCCGATGACTTCGTCATGCTACAAGTAGGAACAACTCCTGGCCTAACTGCATTTAGAACGGGTGATACAGTCACTGTTAGCGGATCTGAGATCTATGAGATTATCTGGGCAGAGTATGAATCTCAGCAAAATGGACTAGATGACGTTAGTAATAATTCCACAATCGGAATGCTATTCATGGCGAGGACTACTTGATGGCAAATATCACATTAGCCAGTTATGGCACGGTAACCACAGCAGTTGATGGTATAGATGAATCGGTACATGGCAAACCAACAACAGCCACAGCTGCGATCAACCCGGTCTTCTCTTCAGTCACCAGAGCTAGCAGCACAGCTGCCTCTCCTAATAATTTTAATATAAATGACCTTATTACGTCTTCGGTGGGTAATAGAAGCTCTGAAAGAGGATTCCTACAGGGCAGGAGACCTCACTCTGGGCTCCTATTCCCTAGAGGATATTATAATAGATAGATAGATTTATGACGGGCTCTTCTTTTGTTGAAGCACTTGCAAATCAGGATACTCAACTTAAAAATTTAGGAGAGAAGATCGCTGGTGGTGCTGCTGAGTTTTTCATCCAACCTGCTAAGATAGACAGCGTTGATGATCCAGAAAACCTATCAAGGGTGAGAGTACTGTTTGACGAGAATAGTACTAGTGCTAAATCTGACTGGCTTCCTATACTAAATGGTAGTTCTGGTAGGATAAGCACTCAGTACCTAGGGTCTAAATGTCTTGTTGGTGCCGTATCTGGTAATGCGGACAATGCTGTAGTCTTAGGACTGTACAACGATCTTAACTCTGAGTATCTATTAAACTCAGCTCCTGTTGTCGTGCCAAAGCTCGATAAAGCGGACCTTGCAAACTCAGAAGATCCTGGAGCGCAATGCGACGAAGATAACGAAGGTAGGGTATATTTATTCTCAGACAATATGTCTCAGGATCTTAAGATTTGCATAAGAAGGAATAATCGTCAGACCGACCCAGATGCCGACGTATGGGAGTGGAAGAACTTAACCAGGGGGCTTGTAATAGAAAAATCTACCAATCCCGATGAAATCTCTAAGTCTAACGTAAAAGGAGATCGGAAACCTTTAAAGAAATGCTCTGAAGAGCTAGAAGGCGAGCTGATTACTTTCTCAGAAGATAGAGATCTCAGACAGACATTATTAGTATGTCGTAAGGATGAGAATAAAGAGTGGGCTTGGGTTCCTCCGTCTGCAGTACCCACATACTTTAGGACTCATTGGCCTAAATGTACTGAGAAAATTCATGGACAACTCGGTGTTATAGATGACGGTAATAACTCTGAGCTAAGCATCTGCGTTCGCTTTGATGGAGATATGAAGTGGGTGAAGTACGGTACAAGGACAGTGGTGAAATTTGCAGATAAACCCGCCCCTCCACCTAAATCAGAAATTATTGCCGGGGTGGGGCCAAACCGGATACTGAATATTACCCAACCGTCACAATTAGCATCTGCGGTATCCAATCCTCTAGCAGCTTCAGGCCTTACTTCAACTGCTTTAAATTTTGCTGGTACTGTAGCTGCTGGGCTCGGTGGTACGGGATACACGGACGAAATTAACTCCTTCTTGAGCGGTGACGCTGGTATAGACCTAGCAATGGCGACTGGGAGTAAGATACTTGGAGAACAAGGTATAAGTATCCCTCAGCTTACAGGAGCTCTAGGAGACATCTCTAATTCTGGCAATCTACTGGCTTCTTTAGGGCAAGATGCAGAAGCTATTTTAAAGGGCGGATCCGTAGATCCCGCTGCACTTCTATCAGCAGCAGGATCAGAAGCTCTAACAAACGGGCTAAAAGGTTTGTCTCCTGCGGATGTGGGGCAGTTTACGTCACTATTGGTCGGAGGGGCACGAGCACCTATAGAGCTTGGTGTTCAAGCCGGATTAGATCAATTAACAGGGCCAGCAGCTGAGATAGTTAGCCAGTATGTAGAGGGACTAGATTTAGCAAACGCTCCGGAGATGTTGTCCTCTATATTAGGAGGCGCAGTAAATGGAGGACTTATTAACTCAGTGACCAGTATCGCAGAAGGTCTCGACTTTGGTGGGGTAAATGTTGGCGCCTTAACAGATCAGTTACTCGGAGGTAATTTTGGGCCGGTGGCTGGTATATTTCAGGACTTTGCTGGCTTTGATTCGTTGAATTTCTTAAGTGGTGGCCTTCCTCTTAGTGCTTCGTCTTTGCTAGGAGCGGCGGGACTAGGGGGTCCATTGAACCTTGCGTTCCCTGGAGCCGGGCTCGCAATCCCTGCAGTAACTGCTTTACTAGGTGGTAACAACCCTCTGACGTCTATATTAGGTGGTGGCGGCGCATTTGGTGCCTTAGGTGGGTTGTTTGGCGGTGGAGGAGGACCTAGTTGTCCATGTGAGACTGTATGCAGAAAAGTTGATCATGGCGTAGATAGCGATGGGAATAGATTGCTAGACCCCGCTGGTAACTTAACAATTAAAAACTCAAATGTTTACGGTGGTAATATCCTAAATAATAACAATACTTGTCTTGCAAAAGGTTTAGGTCTTAGTTTTACTGGTATTGGTAAAGAGCTAATCCCTTCTAATATATTTGACTTCACGAGTGTTATCAAATCTATTCCTAGGGTTGGAGAGATGGCCAGTAGTTTTGAACAGGCGATTAAAGGAGGAGCAGAAGATGACGACCTTAAGCTCGAGATGCAATATACGTTTGAGGCCATTGAGAAGACTTTTAAGATGGCTGATAATAATATGAGCATCATGGAGTTAATCCAAAGACTCAACCTGCTTGGAAGTAGTGACTTCATGAATAATCTAATTGCCGATAAGGATGGAGGATTACTTGGCAAGATGTCAACTGATGACATAGAGCAATCTTTGGCAATTAAAGATCTTTATCGGATGATAAAACAACTTAACTCTGTTAAGAAGGGCGGGGATGCTGTTGTCGCTCCTACACCAGCACTCATAGCAACGATGGCAAACCCTGCTTCAATACCTGGTTATTTTAAAAAATCTAAAGCAAGGGCTCTTATAAACCTTATTAAAAATATATTAGAAGCGTTAAGTATTTTAGGATCATTAGACCCTGAGCTTGCTGCTCCGTTCCAAGACTTAGAAACTATAAATACAGAGTCTAAAGTCTTAAAAGATTCTCTATCTGCTAAGTTATCTACAAGCCAACCTAAAGAAGATACATTAAACTACAGCTACAAAGACTTTAGTCTCTCTAATTCTTCCAATATTAGATCTTTATCTGCTGATCAATTAAACTCTGGTGACTTCGATACACTACTAAAACAAATAACTAATGAACAAGAAAGAGCTAAAAGAGGAGAGGGAGATTGTAGATGATATGCAAAAGAGGGGTTCTTCCTTGTCGGCAACAGACAAAGAAGAGCTTCTAAGACTGAAGTGCAGGACAGACTTCGTTACTTTTGCTAAGGTGATTACAGATCTTCAATTTAAATCTTATCCCGTTCATGAGCTAATATGTTCTTATCTACAGAACATTGGAGACGGTAATAAAGACTACAAGTATAGCGCAATCTCCTTACCTCCAAGGACGGGTAAGTCTATGCTTATTAGCCGGATCTTTCCGGCATGGCAGATAGGGCGAAGTCCTACTGCTCAGTTTATCATGAGCTCATACGCTCTAGGTCTGTCTACAGAAAACTCTAGAGCGGTGATGGATTACATAACCTCTGAGAAGTTCTCTTGGATATTCCCAGAGTGCGAGATCAACAAAGAGAAGTGTAACCTCACTGCTCTTAGGACAGAGAATGGCGGGTTAATTAAGGTTGCATCTGCCGGATCTAGTGTTACTGGATTTGGCTACGGAGTCATTGACGATCAGGACCTACCGGGTGTTGGGCTCCTTGATGACCTTCTGGCAGATGGTAACTCGTTAACTGTTATGGAAAGCACGTTTAGTTGGGTCCAGGCCCAGTTCTTAACTCGTGGTCTACCCAACCATGCCATTATCTCCATGGGCACGAGGTTTCATTGCGATGACGTGATTGGAAGACTGCTTAGTGCTGATAGGGCTAATTGGAAAGAGCTTAATGTCCCGGCAATTTGTGTCGATGAAGAGAACGACTCGTTAGGTAGGGAACTAGGTGAGTCTCATTGGCCTGAGTTTTTTCCTATAGAGAATCTTCAGGCAATCAAGAAGTCAATCGGTGAGAGAGATTTCAACTCACTGTACCAAGGACAACCCGCTGGTGACGCCGGCGCAATATTTAAAGAGCATTGGCTGGAGACCTATGACAAACAAGTAAAGTATTCTTATATCTATGCCACCATAGACACGGCTTATAAGGCCGAGAGTATGAACGACTTCACTGCGATCTGTGTCTGGGGATTAGATAAAAGTAAAGGGCTAAGGCTCTTGCACGTGGTCATGGAAAGGATGGAGTTCCCAGATCTTCAAAAGCTCATACCTAAGATTGTTAAGCAATGGAAAATCAGATGTGTATATATAGAGGGTAGAGCTAGTGGAGTGCCTCTTATCCAGACTTTAAAGTCAACGCTTACTATACAAATCAAGGAACTCGTACCGTCTAAAGATAAAGTACTGAGAGCAAACTCTGTTGCTCCTCTAGTGGAAGATGGATGCGTCAGCATCTACGAAAACATCCCCAACCTTCAGGATAGGCTAAATGAACTTACGTCTTTTCCTTTCATTAAAAACGATGACTTCGTAGATGCTTTTGTATATGGGATAACGGTGTATAGAGACGAGTTAATGGGTGGCACCATGACATCTGGTGGCATAAGATCCTCCCTGCCCAAGTTAACCTACGATCCGTCTTATAGGAAATCATCTTCGCTTAGTAACTTACTAGGTGATAAGAGAAACGTGCGAAACGCGGGCGGTGTGCGTTATCTTTAGTACGTGGTATAATTTACGTAGTTCTTAGTTTTGTAGGATAAAACTACGAGCGCACGCGTTTTATTCTTATTTATTAATATCAATGACAGAAAAACAAAAATTTAAGTATAGAGTGGTCTTTTTTAAGCAACCAAGCTGTGCCGCTTGCGAGGCTATGAAGCCCATTTGGACAAAGTCTGCGAACGAACTCGCGGAAGAGTACCCCCACCACTCCATAGGTTTTGGCGAGTGGGATGTATCTGCCGATGACTGGGAATTTTGCGATAAGATCGAATGCGACGGCACTCCCAATTTTGCAGTATTCAACGAAGACGGAGGTCTCCTTGGCTTAAGCACCGAAGGAATGCTTGCAGTTGGACAGCTAAAAGATTTTATCATAGGATCCATCGAGAAATGACAGAGGTAGCACAGAAGAGAATCAGGTCTAAGAGGGCCAGAGATAAACGCGATGAGCACATTATCTCTCAGATGTGGAAAGCTGACCAGGTCGCTAGGAAGATCTCTAATTTCACAGGGCTGCCATTTGAGGAGCTTAGAGATGCTGCCTTAGAATACATTGTACGTATCTATGATACCTGGGATCAAAGCAAAGGGGCAAACTTTTCTACTTGGGTTAATAGATGTTTGCAATTTCACATGCTTAACTATCTCAGGGATAGCTCTAGGTTGGTAAAGATGCCTCGCTCTTATTCAGACTTATATCTGAAGATCAGAAAGTATTTGATTAAAAACCCAAACATCACCAATCAAGAGATAGCCGATGATCTAAAGATTCCAGTGAAGAAAGTCGATACGGTTCGCACCGCGTTTACTATGAGTTTTAATCCTGTTACAGAGCAAAACTGTATAATGGAATCCTCTGAGAATACAGAGACAAACTTTGGGGACCTTCTAACAAACCACAATGAGCTGTTATTTAGGATCACGGACCTAGAGTCTCAAGACGAGACATTTTTAATTGATTACTTAGTTAAGAAAAGATCTGTATCCACCCTACTAAGGAAAAACCCCCACCTTAAAAACATTGAGGATATTAAAAGCTATTCCACAAAACTAATAAACTATGTATTATGGGCAGACAAGTCGTTCGAGTCCTGGGACAAGACTATACAAAAACAGGGTTCGAGAAAAAGTGGTCAGAAATCGTCAAAGGCACAGAATGCAACTACTTTGTAAAACCTCCAGATTTTGACTTTGTCCATGAGGTTGTTAGCAAGATAGAGAAGTGGAAGCTCCTTCATTCAAGAGTTGGGTTGAAGTATAAAATAAGAAACAAGAAGTTTCAAGGAAGGGCTGTTAGGGGCATTGTAATGATAACCCCTAAGTCAAAGAGTGAGGTATGGTTAGGTAAAGGAAAGATAGTCGAAGAACTGTTCCCTAGAAAGAAACCTATACCAGAGTACAAGAAGAATAAGCAAGAAGCTCTTGTGGCTATGAGACAAATCATAGAGCCACAAATTATATCCTACAGAAAAAGCGTGCTGCGTCAGTTGCAGGGTTCTATGGGGCACAAGATAAAATGTGCTTTATCAGGACAGGCTATAAACGCTGGCGAGTTTCATATAGACCATAGATACGCGTTTAAAAATATTGTCCAAGAGTTTTGTAGAGATTATAAGATAGACTTAGAGAACGTAGATGTCTACTGCAGGGGTACTAAGTGCTATCTAAAAAACACTGAAGTAGCCGAGGCTTTCTTTGATTATCATATGATGAATGCGACTCTTCAGGTATTATCTGCTAAAGAAAACTTAAAGAAGGGATCTAAGTACTACGGTTAGCTTCTTAAGATATCCTCTCCAGATAGATCGATATCAAATGCTTTCTCAAATATGCTATTTGCTTTATCGGCTATTATATCACTAACGCCCTGTGCTGTGGTCTCTCCGCTTAGCCAGGGTTTGTTCTTATCAACAAGAGGTGCATAAGCCATCCTGTTATAGATGTTAAATGCTCCTTCTGATTGCTTGCGGATATAATGCCCTGCAAACAACCTTCCGGTGATCTTCCTTACGCCTTCTTCCTCGTACCTCCTCTTTATATAGGTGATAATAGGGCCATCTTGGTCCTGCTCTTCAAGAAATACCTCGAGTTCTTTTAAGGCATTTTCTGCTATTATTACGAGCTTATCGCTATCTTCGTCTTTTACACTCGCCTCTAGGCTCATGTCCGCGACTGCCTGGACATACCCCGTGGACAAGTCTTTTATATAGTTAGAGTAAGACTCGGCAAGCTGTTCTGCTAATAAATCTCTTACGGCGGGGAAAGCTGACTGCAAGATTTTTCTTTTAGCGTCTTTCTCTATTATATTTTTTGCGTCGAGTAGCGCCTCTCTTAGAAAGAATCTGGCAAGGCCTATCACAGGAACTAGCATTTTATCTCATGTTATTAAATATATTTTGAGCATTTTTAAGTCTATCTTCATAGACTGGAGTACCGGGCCTTAGATAGACTCTGCCAAACTCTCTTACAGCTTGATCTAATGTTATGTCGTTTCTATTTAAGTAATTAACTAGATCAGGATAATTTTGCATCTCTTTTACAAACCATCTCATCTGCTGATCCCTGGATAGCGGGGCATTTCCTAAAGCTCTTAAGTTATCTTGC